CGCAAACCGGTACGGTTGGATGACACCGCCGACGCGATCCGCGAGCAACTGTTCGACGTAGACCTGCAAGGTAATGACCTCAATGTCTGGACCTATGAAGCAGCGCGCAAAATGGTCAGGTATGGCAACATTGGTACATTGGTGGATGCACCAGCTAATGGGGGTAGACCCTATTGGGTGACCTACACACCTAGGCAGATCCTTGGCTGGCGCACCGAGACGCAAGAAGGCAAGCAGGTGCTAACGCAGCTCAGGCTGGCCGAGGTGGTCACAGTGCCAGATGGCGAGTTTGGCGAAAAGGCTGTCGAGCAGATCCGTGTGCTGACGCCTGGTGAGTACCGCATTCACCGCAAGCAGGACAGCGGCGAGTTCACCGTCGTCGATGAAGGCCGCACCAGCCTTAGCCAGATCCCGTTCAGCATCGCCTATGCGCAGCGGCATGGCTTCATGGAGTCACGCCCACCGCTTGAGGACATCGCAGAGCTAAACCTCAAGACCTATCAAGTGCAGTCGGACCTCGACAACCAACTGCACATCTCAGCCGTGCCCATGCTGGCGTTTTATGGGTTCCCGTCCAGCGCCGAAGAGGTATCAGCCGGACCGGGCGAAGCGATTGCATTTCCAGCCGAAGGCCGCGCTGAGTACATCGAGCCTGCTGGCCGTAGCTTTGAAGCGCAGTTCCGCAGGCTTGAGCAGCTTGCGTTGCAGATCAACGAGCTAGGTCTATCGGCCGTGCTGGGCCAGAAGCTGAGCGCCGAGACCGCCGAGGCAAAACGCATCGACCGCAGCCAAGGCGACAGCACCATGATGGTGATTGCGCAGAACATGCAGGACATGATCGACAACTGCCTGCAGTGGCACGCGCAGTACCTCGGCAATGCAACCGCTGCCGGTAGCGCTTACGTCAACCGCGATTTCCTCGGTGCACGCCTTGAGCCGCAGGACATCCAGGCTCTGCTGTCGTTGTACACCGCTGGCACCATCAGCCAAGAAACGCTACTGACCGAACTTGCCGAAGGCGATGTGCTGGGCGATAACTTTGATGTAGACGAGGAGCTGGAGGCCACATCCAATGCGGGGCTTGATCTACCGTCTGCTGGACAAGCTGACAGACTGGCTAGTGGACCTGATGATCTGGATGGAGCCGAAGAAGCCCAGGAAGCAGGAACTTGATTACACCATGTGCAAACTGCCAGATGAAGTGCTGGCGGTGATACGACTGACGTGGTACAAAGACGGCAAAGCCGATGAAGTGGACGAGCTGCGCATTATGGAAGACGGCCAGAACGGTTACGACGCCTTCGCTGCAGCGGTGCAGGGTGCATTAAAGCGCGGCGCTAATGTCAGCATCCGGTCTGAGTACAAACCGCAAGACCTGGGCATTGTCTGATGGAAGCGTTATACCGCAACGCCATTGACCTCAACCGCTTTAGCAATAGCGTTGCGCGGCGGATCATCAATGCTTACAACGACATCATTATTGACAGCGTTAACCAGCTACGCACGATCGACGATCTAGCCGCACCGGTCAAGGCTGCTAGGCTGCGGGCAATCCTTGCGCAGCTAAAGGACAGCCTTAGCACCTGGGCAGGCGACAGCACAGAGCTGACGGCTAGGGAGCTGCAAGGCATCGCTGAGCTGCAGTCTGAGTTCGTGGCAAATCAGCTACGCAAGGCGCTACCGGCTGGCGCTCGTGACGCCGTAAACACCGTAGAGATCAGCCCGCAATTTGCGCAATCGGTTGTCACAACCGACCCGACGCAGCTCAATGTGGTCGCGCTATCGGATGACCTGTTCAAGTCGGTCTATGGCGCAGATGCCCTAGCGCAGCAGGCTGGCACTGGCACGTTCAGCCTCACCGCAGCCAAGGGCGCAACGATCACGCTGCCGAATGGCGAGGTGGTGTCCAAAGCGTTCCGTGGCATCGCCGTCGATCAGGCAGAGCGGTTCTCGCAAGTGGTGCGGCAAGGGCTGCTGACCGGCGAACCCACGCCTGCCATTGCTAAGCGGCTGATCGGCAGCCTGCAGTTTGGCGAAGAGGCAAAGACCGTCAAGCAACTCATCGCCGCAGGTGGGCAGGCAACAGCAGTAGCCGACAATCAGGTCATCACCTTGGTGCGCACCAGTATCAACCAAGTGGCCAACAGCGCTAGCCAGCAGGTGTATGAGGCTAATCAAGACATCACCAAGAAATACAGGTACGTCGCCACGCTCGACACGCGCACCAGCGCAATCTGCCGGGCGTTGGACGGTAAGACGTTTGAATACGGCAAAGGCCCGACACCACCGCAGCACTTCAACTGCCGCAGCACGACCATTCCGGTAATCAACTACGACGAACTAGGTTTCACGCCGCCACCAGCAGGCACCCGCGCTAGTCAAGGGGGACAGGTGCCTGCAAATGAATCCTACGGGCAGTGGCTTGCCAAGCAAGACCTGCCGACCAAGGCAAAAGCGCTCGGCGCTGGCAAGGTTGCCTATTTTGACAAGCTGTCACAAAAGTACGGACCGCAGAACGCGCTAGCCAAGCTGGTGCGTGATGACGGGTCGGAGCTAACCTTAGATCAGTTGCGGGCTCGGTACGGTGGCATCAAAGAAGGATGACAAGGTTGCAAAGGTGATGGGCGAATACAAGCGCGGCACACTGCAAAGCGGCAAGCCTGGCCCCGGCAAAGGTCCAAAAGTCAAAAGCCGCAAGCAGGCCATTGCTATTGCGCTATCAGAAGCTGGCAAATCACGCAAGTCAAAGGGCAAAAAGAAATGAAACGCGGCGACCGGGTTAGCTGGAACTACCAAGGCACGCGCACCTTTGGCGTGATCACCAGCATTGGCGGCGAACGGGCGACCATACCAACGCAAGGCGGTGGTAGCGTCACACGCGTCGGCAGCTTGGACGACCCGATCGTGCGGATTAAATCTGAGTCAACCGGCAACGCGGTAATTAAGAAACGGTCAGAGCTAAAACCCGCGCCACGGCGATGATCACCTATCGCGGCGAGCAGTTTGAGGGGTATAACAAACCCAAGCGCACGCCAAACCACCCGACCAAATCCCATGCGGTGCTAGCCAAAGAAGGCGACACCGTGAAGCTGATCAGGTTCGGTCAGCAGGGCGTATCTGGCTCACCAGCACGAAAAGGAGAATCGGCAGCAGACAAAGCCAGACGGGCATCGTTTAAGGCTCGTCATGCGGCCAATATCGCCAAGGGTAAGCTCAGTGCTGCGTTCTGGGCGGATAAGACAAAATGGTGACACGCTCCTGCGTGTGAATCCAGTCCTTCAACTCCGCCACATACCACCGCAGGTTTTGTGCTTTGGCGGCGTGCCATCCATTGCCGGTGCTGCGGTACAGCTCCTCATGCCGGTCCACTGCATCAAGGCACTGTTTAATCAGCGGGTTCCACGGTTCCCGCACAGGTGTGTCCCATTCACGCTTTGACACGATCACACCGCGCCATTACGATGGCAGCGTAATTAAGCCTGCGGCTTATCCATGTCTGATGAAACACAAACCCAGGAGCCTGCGGCTACTGAGGTTGACTTGCAACGCAGTGTTGAAGCACTTGAGCGCAAAAACCAAGAGCTGATTGCTGAGTTGCGCGCAGCAAAATCCAAAGCGCCGAAGCTGCCCGATGGCGTCAACGTCGATGAACTGCTGGAGTTCAAGCGCAACTATGAGCAGCAACAGCTTGAATCTCAAGGCAAATACCAAGAGGCACGGCAAGCCTTAGAAGCGCAGTTTCGCGAGGCAACAGCAGAAAAGGACAAGCGTATCGCTGAACTTGAATCACGCGTGCGTGAGCTGGAACTCGTCGCGCCAGCCGTGACGGCATTGGCCGACATCGTGCATGATCCAGACATGGTGCTAAAGACCAAGTTGAGTGCCGACCAGATCGAGCGCGACCCTGACGGCACTGTCATGGTGGTCGATGGCTACCAGCGCACACCGGTTAGCGAATGGGCCAAGACGCTACCAAGCTGGATGCAAAAGCAACCCAAGCCGCAGGGCAGCGGTGCACCATCAGCAGGCGCCAGCACCGGAGGCATTCCTGCCGGGATGACCAATCCGTTCAACAGGGATACATTCAACCTGACCGAACAGGCGCGGCTGTTTCGTACAGACCGCGACCTGTATGACCGCATGAAAGCAACAGCTAACCGCTAAGCTATTTGCAACCGGCTGCGCTGGTGCATTGGGCTGCGCCCACACCGTAAACCATTCCCCCGAGATGAATCATGGCGACTCTTCGCTCTGACATCATCATCCCAGAAATTTTCAACCCGTATTTAATTGAGCAGACCACCCAGCGTGATGCCTTCTTGGCTTCCGGTGTGGTGCAACCTCTGGCGGAGCTGAATGCAACTGAGGGTGGTGATTTTATCAATGTCCCCTTCTGGAAAGCCAACCTGTCCGGTGACTTTGAAGTGCTGACCGATAGCACCTCGCTGACCCCCGGCAAAATCACCGCTGATAAGCAAGTCGGCGTGATCCTGCACCGTGGTCGTGCCTTTGAGGCCCGCGACCTGGCAGCCCTCGCTGCTGGCGCTGACCCCATGGCTGCTATTGGCGCCAAGATCGCTGATTACGTTGCTAACCAGCGTCAAAAGGACCTGCTGTCCTGCCTGGCCGGTGTGTTCGGTAGCTTGGGTTCTACCTCCAGTTCTGCTGCTTTCTTTGGTCTGACCATTGACGGCGAGTCTGGTGACACTCCCACCACGCTGAGCCCCCGCCACGTTGCCGAAGCCCGCAGCCTGCTGGGCGACCAAGGCGACAAGCTGGCGGCTG